CAGTCTCAGTTGAGGTGTTGTCTTGCATGATTATTTCCTTTTTGTTGTAGGTTTACGTTTCTTGGCTGTCTTTGCAAACTTGGCTTTTGTCATCTTAGATGGCTTTTTGGCTGCTGCTTTCTTGGCTGCTGCTTTTCCCTTTGCTGTGTATGGGTATTTTTTTCCGTTAACTTTAGGCATTACATTCTCTCCATAAATAACGCATCCACATCTTCTAGTGGCATGTCTTCTGTTGTAGTTTCATCCTCTACCATTTCTTCACCTTCTTCAGGTTCATCGGTTGGCTGTGATTTTAAATAACGGTCGTATTGTTTGTCCGTTGCCAGCTTGTTAATCTTACCGGCAAGTATCATCAAGTTTCCATCCGAAGTGATGTCTTCAAACTCAAATGCAAACTCATCGTCTACAATCCCCTGTGATACAGCATCATCCGTAGCACCTTGGAACATAGCAAGGACACGTACAAAGTCTGTTGGAAGCTCTGTGAGGTTTTCATTAAACATTGGATAGTCTGGTGTTTGACCAAACTTAGGAAGCAAACGATTAGTAGCCTTCACCAAATTGTTTAATGCTTTGGCGCTAAATCGACCACGCGGTGCCATTTCTGAAAACGCTATCTCTTCGTCTTGTTCTGCTACACCTATTTCTTCATTCACTTTTCCCCCATGTCTTATCCAATTTACCACTAACTGCATCTTTTGCAGTAAATGCTTCCACAACGGCTTCTTCTTTTGTTTTACCACTTTTCAATGCCTCTGTGTACGTTTCAATATTTTTATCCTGTTCCTTTACACGTTCCTTTTGTGTTTCAACTGCTGAATCCCAACGGTCCTTTGGCAAGTCTGCTTCACACACAAAGCCTTTGTTTTCCATTATCTTTTGCTCAGTATGCTTGTTGGCTACATGTTTTCCCAATGCTTTGGAGAAGTAACCATTGACACCATGTTTACCTGTGCCAGCCCAACTACTATGAGCGTTCGGTGCTCGTAATAATCTATACAGGTCACCTCCACATCCTTGCTCATAAGTGTCTGCACCACACACTTGTGGTAAGTTGTCGTTTTCATAGTCTGCAAAAGAAATAATCTCATCATGTATCTTAGAGCAGACTTGGCATTGGTATATGTATAGTGGCATTATTGTCTCTGTGTGTTTAACATTTGGGCAAGTTGAGCAGATGGCAGTTCACCTTGTGCGCCTATCTCACCAGGTGTTGTTTCCATCTGTTCTGGTGGCGCACCACCCATTGCTGGTTCTTGTGGCATCGGTGCCATGGCTTCTAAAAATGATTCTGGTAAATCATATATCCGGATAAGTTCTTCTTTTATCTTTTCTGGTGGGACACCAAGTTGAGTTAAGACTGGTAATAACTGCACTAGATTGTTTCGTTTCAGGGCTTCTGACAATGGAGTACTACTTTGATCCAATGCTACAATCTTAAACTTTGCATCTAAATCTGGTACGGTAATTACTTTTGGAAGACCATCTATTTCAATAACCGCTTCTTCTTTATCCTCAGCAAGTAAAGATACAATCCGCAAGTATGTCAGAGCAATAAGTTCAATGGCGTTATCTCTTTCTCGTGCTAGTTTACCAATCTCTGATGCGGAGTATTGAGCAAGGGCAGTCACCTCAGTTGCCGTTGCTTTTGTCGCTTCCCCTCGACTGAACGGCGCCAAGATGCTGCCACGGTTTATATCTTGCTCTATGTATGATAAGTATCTGTCAAAGTTTCCTGATAATGGCTCAACACCCACAGCGCGTATGATCCCATCTAATACAGGTTCGTCAACTGCTATCATTGCACCATCCACACCTGCTGTAATCTTAGCCAATGCTTCTTCATCGAGTGAGCCTTCTTTGTACAAATATTGACGAGAATCCCTGCGCACACTGTTTGCCCAATAAGTACGCAAAATGTTCTTTTCATAAAACTGATCGTACACTCGACTTACTGCTGACAAACCACACATAGGCTTCTCCGGCTTACGTGCATAGTAAAGTGGACACAAGGGACTCATAGGACGGTCGTCATATGTCCGAACTGGGATGTCACTCTTCTCAAGAAGCTCTCCACCATCTTTGTAGTTTGGACTCCAGAAATACAAACGGTCATATGATAAATCATAAAACTCTATTATTTGTACATACAAATAATCATCGGGTAAATCCTCACTAACTCCTGTGTACTTCTCTTGTGGGGTAAAGTAATCTACCTTTGGTATCGGTGTAAACTTCTTGGCGCCAAATCTATCTCGCACCTCGGGCATTGGCAAGTAGTACACATGGGCCATAAACCGCTGCTCATCCCACGCACACGCATCCATATCTACTATCACTTCCCAACATGGTATCGCTCGTATCGATACCTTCTCTAACATGTCGGTACTGTCCGATGGGGACAGTTTTAAAAATGAACAAGGATATATTAACGCTAACCTAGATGCTATCTCTAACTGCTCTCGCTTATCAAACAAAAAACGATTGACTACCGATTCTGCCATCTTTGCATTGCCCTCTATGATTGATGCATCCTTTGCCACAACCACAGCAGGATTACGAGAAAACAAGCTAGCAATAAAACCTTCAACGTATGAGAAGCAGTCGGCGGTTTCAACTCGGACCATAGTGTCATCCATATACTCTGATTGCCAGAAACGATTCTCATAGACATCACGATACCTCTTCATCTCTGCGCGTTGATCATCCCAAAAATGGTTGTGCTCATCTAATACTGTACGTATTAATGCAACTATCTCTTTATTGGTTCTCATTGCTTTTCTCCCTAACAACACCACCACTACTATACACCACTACACTACCATCTGCATTCATCACTTCTATTTCTGTGTACAAACTCTTATACTGACATACTAATCTCTTTGGTACATGAAGTGTAAATGATTTGTCACCTACCTTATATGTCAAACAAACTATCTCTATATGCGTTACACCATGACAATCGCATGGGTCGCATTGACATATGGCACATATACTTAGCGGCTTACCATCCATCAATACCTCCTATGCAAATGTGGACTTACACCACTCGTCTGTAACTGCTTATCTGCTTTTTGATTGATTATCCACTCTGGCAAAAATGCACTCTGCTTTATCTTAACACTATTTAAACACCAATACGCCAAGGCCATCGCCATCGCACTGTCACAGTGACTCTCTACATCCTCGCCAAACCTTAATATACCCTTCTCGTCTACTGTAATACTTCTCAGTTCGGTCATCGTTACATTGTCTATTAACCGTATACTACCCGTCTGTATACCCTTCTTTAAGTTTTCAAATAACAACGGCTTACTTCTACTCGTTGTCAGAAAGTCCTTACCTGTATGAGCATCCTTCCAAAACCTATGGAAACCCTGGTGCACCAGTTCTTGTATCGTTGCCAGACCATAGTTGTTACTCTCTACTAACGTCAATGCATTGTTATATGTCACACTCATATCATATATGTAATCGGCTAACTGTACAGGACTTACTGTATTACTTCTATATATACACACAGGCTGTAATGTCATCCTAGACACACAGAACACTACTGCATAATCCCTACCTACACCACCACTAACATCTACTCCAATCGCATATGTGTCGTCTGCATTAGGCTCCTCAAACGTTACCCACTCAACAGGACTAACAGTTAACACATCTACATGCTCAAAATCATCATACGTAAAATATGTATTCCCACTTATACGATATGCCTCATCCAACGTCATTGGATACTCTCTTACAAACTTCTCCCAACCTAGTTTACTTATCTTCTCCCTTCTCCATGCAAACTGCCCTAGTGTAAGACCAAAGTCCTCTTGTAACTTAATCTCCTCATCTGTAAGAGTTATAGGTATATCATCCATACAATACTCTACATGACTAAACCATGGAAAGAATAAGTAGTTCCAATCTGCCTCTCCTATCTGATGCTTATGTACTTCCTTCCATAATGCATCATTGTAATAGTTAGCTGTACTCTCTATTACTAACTGTCCATCATTCAATGCACTTATAGCTGTTGCCTTTAACTCTTCTGGGTTCTCTGCAAATGCATACTCCGAGATGTGTAGCATACTACAAGTCTGTGATCTTAATCCTCCTGCTTGTGTTGCTGCTGCTGCTATAATACGTCCACCATTTTTAAATGCTAGTTCTGTTGTATTGTCTACTTCTAACTCTCTCTTTAATCCCTCTGGTAAGTATTGATAGAATCTCTTGTGTATATGCAATAAGTGTTTACTACTAGCAATCTTATAGGACAGTATTATTAATGTTAGTGGTGTTGTTGCTGTATATGCTTTCCAAAACATGTAAGCACATACCACCGTAGAACTACCTATCTGTCTAGGCTTTAATACTAACGTATCTCTACCTTCTTCTAATGCATTAATAATATCTATCTGTTCTGCATTTAGTTCTAATGGTACTACTCTTCCTTCTTTATTAACTATCTTTAACCTTTGTATAAATAGAAAAGGATCACTAAACACCTTCATTATTTGTTGCTGTATTGATTCCATGTATATCCTGTTCTGGTTGGTAGGATGCCTAGAGTATCATGTCCCCATACTCTAGGCTAATGTATCTCCCTTCATACATTAAAAGAACAAAGTACCATGTACAAGGTGTATCATACAAGATACTTAAATATACAATACTGTAAATGATTCATGTATGCAAGATGTTTGTATTTAGGCACATGTAAAACCTTTAACGTGGTAGCCGGTTAATCGTGCGCGTGGTACTGTTCGGTGGTTCTGTATACTATAACACAAAGGGTTTTGTGTTGAACCGTATACAACCCCCTACCATTCCACACTAGCGATATAACCTAACAACCTACCACATAAAGGAGTCATCATGACAGACAAAATCTTTAACACTATCAACATTATAATCATGATAATACTTGCCATCATAAGCATATATGTATCAGTTGCATTCTTTGTTACTCATTCACAAAATCATGCAAAGATTCTAGAACGTATTGAACAAAACAAACGCATCGAACAAAACAAATAATCTTTATAGCCGATAGGGTCTTAGTACTCTATCGGTTATTCTTTTGTTTTTAAATTAGCAGTTGGAACCCCTCAAACCATACCCGCCTAACGATAATGTTACAAATGCAGCATGAGTGATTCGGAGGTCTGGGATGCCGCAAATGCAGCAAACGGGTAGCCTGGTCTGGGATGCTGTTATATCAGCAATTGACGCATGTGCAGCAAGGCAATCACTATGTGACGCAAATGCAGCAATCTGGGATAGGGATGCTGACAACGCAGCAATGCCACAAACGCAGCAATACCCACTCCAATATGCTGTAAATGCAACAAGGGGATTTGGTGAAACACGCTACTGTTTCGATGTTTCGAGCCATGCTGCAACATCAGCAACGTCTAACTGGGTAGGTTGTTTCAGTTTCGCCTCGACCTCCC